GATAAATCAACTCAAGAGATGCTAATTGCTCCTCTGTCATTAACCATCCATACTTATCAATGACGTCTGCAACAGTCATCATATCGAATTTACCAACCCATTGACCTTGAGAAATATAACGATTCTCTGGTGATTTATGGTAGAATGTAAGAACAGGATTCCACAATTCAATATCATAATCATCCTCCATCATTTTAAAATGCCAGAACTCACGGTCTGTAATCAACATATCACGGAAACCGCGTTCTTCAAGTTCGTCCATTCTAAAACGTTCGTTATCAACTTTATGTTGATGTTCTGCCCACTGCTCAATAGCACTCTTATATGTCTTTGAATAGAAGTCTTGAATTTGTGGTAAAGTCTTCATATTCTCAGGACTCATTTGTTGTTGGAACTCTTCTGAATCTGGTTCTAGTCCTTTTTCAACTAGTTTCATCATCATCTTTTGTTCAGCTTGAAACAACAAAACTTCCTCTAATTCATCCTTCTTTTTCTGTAATAATTCATTGTATGAGATATCATCTACACCAGTATATGTAACTCTAGTACTCCTTTTAGCAAATTCTGATACTAATGTATTTACAACATTGGGAACAATTGGGTAGAACTTTAACTCTAGTGCAGATACATCATCTTGTGTAAGTGTCTCAATAAGATCACCATACTCATTATCTTGTTCAACAATATAATCACCACGATCAATGATACCTTTAGCTAGTTTATAGTTTTTCATCATTCGTCTTGCATTACGACGAATTTGTTTAAGTCCTTCCCACTCTAACCAGTCAAGATTCCATGCTGTCCAGTCTGTATCTTTCTTAGATCTAGGAATAAACTGAATGGGTTGATTAAGTGTACCCATTCGGTTAGTGTCAGCTTTCGCACCGTTCTTTAACTGAATTGCGTTATATAATTGCATATTATCTTAAATTTCTAAATGGTTGTTTAGGTAGTCTCATGTTATTAAATGCTGAGCCTTTTGATCCAATGTGTCTAAACGGGCTCATATTTAATTTACTGAATTTATTGGTGTTATCCAACTTTTTCACCTTATCTGTCTCCTCGTATCGCTTTTTGTATCCTCTATTTGCTTGTTGAACTTTTGCAAAAGCAATCAATGCAGCAAACGATACAAGTCTATCGACGTTTAATCCTTCTTGATATGCTGCCATTTCAGTAAGCAACATCGGATCCGGTATACGTTCTACCCCATATACAGTCTTTACAATCTCACCATCAGGTTTAACTTCCTGATCTAACTCTTCTTTTAAGAAATCAATAGCATAACTAAGCATATGACTCTTAAACAAAGTACCAGTATTTCTCCAACCATATTCCTGAAATACATTAGCATTAGCACCAATATCCTTTAGAAATAATATTTGAGATCTAGGTACCAAATACTTTTGTTTCTTTCTATAAAGCATGTGATTTATGAACTGAGAAATATTATTTTCTACAATAGTCCATGCATTATACCACTCTATAATCATCTCTAAACGCTCGTGTGTCTTATTGATATCATCAAATCGACCACACCAAGCAGCTACAATTTTATCTCTTTCTACAAAAGTCTCAACTTTTTCACCATCATTCCTAGTTACTTCTACAGCTGTTTTATACACATAGATAGAACATAGTGATTCTGATGTAGTTGTCTTACCTTCACCTACCGGGTCAACAGATGCATAGTACATACCAAACTCTGGATTCTTTACAGGTCTTTCATAGCATACAAATACACCAGTCTTATCTTCTTGTTTCTTGTCTACAGGAAATGTATTAATTGGTAACTTAGATGTAGGTTTAACATCAACATCTCCTTTCTCATCTCTAAATATATCTAGAAATTCTGTAGCATAGGTTTTATCTTCAATCCTTCTCATCTGTGCACCCACTAAATTTAATGGGAAAATGGATACCTTTCTATATGCAAATGCTTCCTCAATATTTCTAGGATGCTGAGAAATACGCAACTGATATTGTTCTGGACTAAGATCTTTCTTCCACTTTTCAAATTGTTCATCTAATGCTTTAAGCGCTTCTTCTACTAAAGAATTACCAAACTCATCAATAAATGGTGGCATCGACCATTGTTCAGGAATAAACAATCCTGATTTACCTACAGTACCTTTTGAGTCTATAAGATTTGTTTCTACCGCATATATATCATTTGGTTCTGGTCTAAGTGTCATCTCTTTAAGTGGTTCACACTGATCCAAGTCACCCACAGATCCTGCAGCAATGAACATACCTGTAGTAACAAATCCTGATCTCATAGCAGGACGGATATACTCAAATGTAGTATCCATCTTAGGAGCAATACCTGCTTCCTCGTGGAAGAAATATTTACATGGACCACCGACTCCGTTTGTTGGATCCTTCTCAAATGACATACCTTGTAGTACACCTTTAAGACCAACTTCTGTTTTACGTTTCTGTGTACCTTGTACAATCTCAATCTTCTGTTGCCATAATAATACTTTACCTGGATTCATTGGACGATACCATGCAGTATGTTTATTCAAGAATGCTTCATATTCATTCAAGAACTTCCAAGAACCTTTATCATTAATATAGTCTTTAAGACTAGCACCAACTTTTAGAGTAATACCTTCTTCAAACCAGATCTGATTAATCATCTTACCCATGTGGTAGTATGATGAAGCTATCTGACGTTTCTTAAGTATAGAACTATGTTTATAATGTAACTCTGCTAGTAGTTCGTACAGTGCCATATGATACTGTGCATCGCGCACGTCCGCGAAACCAAACTTCTGGATCTCCTTGTTAAAGATAGGTAAGAAGTTTAACCACATGTAGTAATCTCTTGGTAAGTACCAAGTATTACCAGCATTTTTATAAATTGCACCATATCGACACTTATTCTTCTCGTGATCCCAATATATTCTATAGTCTTTACTTCCTTGAGGTGATGTACAGTAAACACCATTTTTATTAAATAATCTAGCTTGTTCATTAAATAGAAAGCTAGTGTTATCAAAGTTATATTGACCCGGTTCCTTAAATATAGATAGTACAAAGTCAGTATACTCTTCTCTTGTATTAAAAGATGTAGTAATCCAGGAACCGTTATCCCAAGTAGGTATGTCTATAAAACTAGTATTCATTTAATAATCTTAGTATCTCATTCAATGATTCATGTCTATGATTATCATGCAAGACAATCTTATTTACCCAGTCTGACTTATCTAATTTTGATATATCATGAATAGCAGAATCATTTTTAAATTTTAAATCTATCTGATGAGCATCACCTGTAAAGATCATTGTAGCATTTTTACCTAGGCGCCCGACACACATTTGTAACTGTGCTTTAGTCAAGTTTTGAAACTCATCTACAATACATACACAGTCTTCAAAGGTTCTTCCTCTGAAATGTGTAAGCGATACTAACTCTAACGATTCGTTCTCCTCTAACTTAGTAAGAATCTCCGGTTTGTTGTAGACCTTACGAATGTTAGACTTAATAGGAACTAACCAAGGTTCCATTTTCTCTTTCTCAGATCCTGGTAAAAAACCATTATCTTCAGTAGAAACTGTAGGTCTAGTAATAACAATCTTGTTAACCTTACGCTTAAATAGCATATCTAAAGCTATCTGTACAGCTAACAAAGTTTTACCAGAACCAGCTTGACCAATTAAAAAGTTAAATGGTTTCTGTAAGATTAATTCCTTAGCTCTTTTTTGTTCTTCTGAAAGAGTAAGTGAGAACTTAATATCTCCTTTGGGAGGATCTTTCTCAATGTTTTGCTTTGCCATCTTCTATCCTTTTAATCAAAGATACGACATCTTTGTGAGAACTTGGTAAAGAAGCATTATTCATAAACTCAGCAACCTTGTCTCTTGGTATTGCTAACCACTCTTTTCTGAACTCATTGTAGTACAAAAAGAAATCTGATAAATTACATTTGGTCATATGCTAATCCTTGTCCACCTCTAACGTGGCTTGTTTGTTCATCTTGTAAATCTTTGTAAGCACCTTTATAACTCTCTCGAATCTGTTGAAACTTTGATGCAGCAGATACTAATGCTGTAATATTTCCATCTCGTCCGTGAGTAATAGGTGTTTTATCCATATAGTCAGCGAGTTTATCAAGCATCTTCTTGATACCATTATAAGCTCGTGACGTAGGTGTCTCATATAATTTTCTACAAAAGTGTAGAGCTGCAGGAATACCATTGTCTTCTGGTGAAAACTCTGCTTGTATTTCTGCTAGAATAATGTCTTCCTTATCTTCTTCCATCATATAAAAGAATGGATTAAGATCCGGATTAGGACACGTCATATAGAATAAATACTGATAGACTTTAAGATAGTCTTCAGGATATTTATCCATTATATCTTTTAGAGTTGATAAAGTGTAACAGTGTTCCGTAGGAATCACTACACCATTTTCTATATCAAATAATTTAATTGTCATCGGTTGTTTCTTTTATTTCGTAATAGTAGTTACTAGAATCTTCTGATACCCATCTATCTGACTGAGCTTCGACTGATTCTATATGAGTATCTACTTTAAATGTAGACGGCTCTACAGGAAAAGGTTTAGTTATCCAGTTAGAATCTCTCCAGAAAATTCTATTGTTTGGTTGACAAAGAAGATATCCATCATCTGCAATAAGTATATGACCGCACTTATAATCAGAAGGTTCATCTGAATATGGATTTCTGTACCAGTCAACAGTCATTAAATATGTTGCCCATATCTTAGAACCATCTTTTAAAACTACCTGACATCTCTTTTCATATAAGTAATCATATGTTATTACACTAACATTTTCAGAGAAACAATCCCATA